AAAAAGGGGCCCCTTGCGGAGCCCCCGTTTTCGATGTCAGGCCGCTTAGGCAGCGGTGACGTAGCGGACAGCACTCGTCCCACGGCCCTTATTGGCGCCGATGAGGATCTGAGCGATGCAACGGATGTTGCCCGTTTCAGCCTGACCGACGAGAACCTGGACGGAGAGACCCGACTCAGCCGTGGCAACGCTGGCGTTGAAGCCGGCGATTTCAGCCATCGGCACCCCAGTCGCGACCAGCAAGGAATCCGGGCCCATGGCCACGCCCGCGAGATTCTCGACGTTCGGGATCTGGTTCCACTGGTAGATGTCCATGCCGGCGACCTGACCGACGTTGCCGGTGGTGACAACGGTGTTGGCGCTCGGGTTGAGGGAGCTGACGAGGGAGGCCGAGTTGCGGAGGGCCTTCAGGTAGCCGTTGCCGACGAGGAAGGAGCGGGGCTGGCCAGCCTTGGCGGTGTCGAGGAGGAACTGAGCGTTCACCACGTCGTCATAGCCGAAGTCATTGACGGTAACGATTTCTTCAGTGGCGAAGTTGGCGGTCGTGAAGACGGCGCCGATTTCTTCCCAGCACTTGTCGACGATGGCCTGAGCGGCGGTCTTCGCGTAAGCGTTGATGAGGTACTGCATGCCGAACTCCTGGATGTCCAGGGGGCTGAACTCGTCGACGTACTTGAAATGTTTCAAGGTGACCGAGGAGTTGCTCATCGTGGCTCCGTCAACATCCGCGAGGGTGTTGGAGGCCTTATTGAACTCCGATGCAACGCCGCTGCCCATGATCGGGACGAAAACGGTTTTGCCCGCGCGGCCGACAGAGGCCGAGAGGTTGACGGAGATGTTATTGAGGATGGGGAGCTTGCCGGCGACAGTCTGGACGATGTAGTCAGACAGGATAGCCGGAGCGGTAGGGAGGACGGTAGCCATAGTAGTGTGTTAGGGAGTGAGGGTTAGAGGGAAATGAGAGCGGCCTTGTGCGCGTTGAAGAACGCGATGCGGGCCTGACCAGGAGGGAGAGCGAGATAAGCGGCCTTGATGTCGGCGCTGCTCATCTTGACCGGGGAGTCGCCCTTCGGAAGTTCGACGGGCTCGGTGCCGAAGGAGGCGACGATCTTCGCGGCTTCCTTCGAGGCGGTGGCCTTCGAGCCTTCGAGCTCGGCGACCTTGGCCTTCAGCTCGGAGGCTTCCTTGGCGGAGGCTTCGAGGGCGGAGGTCAGTTCGGCGACCTTGGAGGACGATGCGGCGGCCTCGACCTTGAGGGACTCCAGCTCGGCGGAGGCGCCGACGGTCATCTTCTCGACGGTGGTGCGGAGGTCGTCGCGTTCAGCGGTAAGGCCCGCAAGCGAGGCGGCGGCCTGGACGAGTTGCTCTTCGATGGTCATGCTAGTCCTGCGGAAATTGGCAACCTTGGCCGAGGGGACGACGGCCTCTTCGACCTCATCTTCGACCTCATCTTCGGACTCTTCGACGACTTCAGGGACATCCTCGGGGGCCATGACTTCGACGCCCAGGGCGGCCACGGCCTCGCGGCTGTCGGCGCGGTTGTCGATGAACAGGTCGACGCGCTCGCCCTTGTCCAGGCGTTCCTTGATGACGCGGGCCTTGAACGCCGGCGCCTCTTCGGAGCCGTCATTCATAATCAGCTCCTGATACTCGAGGCCAGTGGCGGCGAGGTCGGCCACGGTCTTCTCGCGGTCGGACTCCGGGCGGTTGGTCAGGATGACCACCTCTTCGGCGGTCTCGTCGATGAAGTCGATGACGCGCTCGACGGGCTGGCCGTCTTTCAGAAGGGTGTCGTCGATGTCGGTGAAGATGCGGGGCATAAGATTAAAAGGATGCGAGGGCTTTGGAGAAGGAGTCCGCGAGGCCGGTGACTAGGCCCTGGGCGGCGGCTTGCTTACCGGAGAAGACCTGACCGCGGAGGGCGGAGTCGGCGACCATCTTGCGCTTGGCACGGATGGCGGCCTTGAAGTCTTCGTGGATGCCGTCGACCGAAGCCTGGAGATCGGCCATCTGCTCGTCAGAGAGGGACGTGCCTTCGATGCCGGCGCCCTTGAGCGGTGAGCCAGAGGACTTGATGACGACCATGCGCACGCCCTGGGACTCGTAGAGTTTGGACATGTCAGGGATAGCCATGTAGACGCCGACGCTGCCGACGGTGGCCGAGGGGGAGGCGACGACGCGGTCTGCCTGAGAGCCTAGCCAGTAAGCAGCCGAGGCCATCTCGGAGTCAGTGTAAGCCATCGTCGGCTTGCCCACGTCGCGGATCTTGTTGGCGAGCTCTTCGACGCCGGTGACCGTGCCGCCAGGGGAAGAGATATTGAAGGCAATCTTCTCGACCGCAGGGTCGGCAGCCATCGCGTCGAGCGTGGCCGAGATTTCATTGACGTCCGTCACGCCCATCATGCGCTCGAGAGGGCTGACGCCCTTGGAGATCAGGCCGACGATAGGGATGACGCCAACGCCGTTCTGGATATACGGGGCAGGGGCCACGCCGAAGATCTGCGCGAGCATGTCGGAGAAGCCGAACTTCTCGGCCATGACCGCGAAGTCTTGGGCCTTGGACGGGTCGATGAGCATCGGCTCACGGCCCTTGAGAGCATGGGATAGGAAGCGGGTCATTTCTTTTCGTTAAGGTTGGTGCCGGGAAGCGGTTCAGCCTGGTCGACTTGGGCGACCGTGCCGAGCGGGGTGTTCGTCGGACGGAAGAGCAGCTCGAAGGGGATGCCGTACTGCTTCGCAAGGTTCTGAATATGCGCCATGTCGGCGGCTCGCTTCTCCATCTCGGAGCGGAAGTCGAGGCCGCGCTGGCCGTAGAGCTCAGACATGGACATGAGACCCATCTCGATGTCGGCCCGGTCATTCGCGGCCTCGCGGCCAGCGTCAACGGTGACGGACTTAGGGGTAGTCCAGGAGGCGTCGAACCAGCGGGGGTCGTCAGGGATTTCTCCCCGGGCGATGCCGTCGGCGATGATGTACTCCCAAGTCGGCTGGCAGAATGATTCGATGATCATGTTCTGATACTTGCCGAAGACGCGGGCGGCCTTGGCCGTCACGAGTCGGACTCCAGCTCCGCCGGCGGCGGTGACGTCCTTGACGAACTCGTACGGGAGCACGGAGCAAATATCTTTTTCGAGCGCCGCAAGGAATCCGACGAAGGTGCTGTTCGGACGCTTTGACTCGAAACTTTCAAAGCGATCAGAACTTTCGAGCACAATGGTCTTGCCGCCCATCTGGCTGGCGATGATCTCGGCGTTGTTATGGTTCGAGGAAATCTCGGAGGCCGCGTCATCGTCGAGGAATCCTGAGCCCTTGTAGATAACGCGATTTACGTCGCCGTTGTCCTTACACGCCCTGCGTTCGATTTCGAGCAGCTCCTTGACATCCTGAATAGCATTGAGGCTAGACTGAAGCACGGGGACGCCGCGAGAGCCTGAGGCCGTCTCGATGTCCATGACGTGCATGACGGACTGAGCCTCGACCTTGCGGGAGGAGCCGTCGGCTTGGTAGACGTAATAGCAGTTCGGCTCGTTATACTTCCCGAAGCCGATGCCGTCCCAGCAATCAGCCGGGGTGTCGCCGTCGGCAGGGTCTCCCACGCGGTGGGCCTCGACGGTCTGGATCTGGGCACGGTCGCCGTTGACGACCTTAAGCACGAAGGCATCGCCGTCGCGGAAGGCCGCACGCATCAGCACGCCCTGGCACTGGTAAAAGGATTTGCCGGAGACGTCGATGCGCTTGGACTCGCGGGCGAAGTACTCCTCGTGCAGTCGGGCGACCTCAGGGTCGGCGGCATGGGACTGCGGACGGATGCCGTCGCCGACGACGTAGATGCAAACGTCGTTCAGGATCTGGCGGAAGAGCGCGGACTCGCGCTCGGCCCAGCGGCACTTCTTGACCATCTCGTTGCGATCCCAGGGCGAGAGGTCGCGGCGCATGTCGTCCGGCTGCGGAGCGTAGATGACGCGGCGGGCGTAGGTCTGGACGGTGCTGCCCCACTGGTTGCCGCTGTATTGATTGTTGAACGTGGCCCCACTCGACGCGGCCTGAGGCGCGGTCGTCGGCTTCTTCCTCGCGGAAGACTTGGCGGGCTTCGGGTCTTTCTTGCGGGGGGCCATAGATTATTCGTAACGGTTATCCCATCGGGTGTAAACCATCGTCGAGCGTCGACCATACTTGCCAGGGTCGAGGCGAGATAGGCCGAACATCGCCTCGTTCAAGACCTCCTTGGGCGTCATGCCCGGGAAGGCCTTGGTCGCGGAAGAGCCGGAGTCAGAGTATGACATGAGGGTCTTTCCGTCCATGATGAGCTGAAGGGCCTTCGCCTTGAGGTCGAGAAGCTCGCATTCCGTCAGGCCGATGAAGATACCTTGTGCCATTTAATCTTGCGGTAATTGGCAACGGAGGGGGCGGCGGCGCCCATATCCACGCCACGAGCTCTTCTTCCCGCAACTATCGGCGCCGCCGCTTAGGTGAAGTGTCCCCGAGTTCACGCGGAAGGCAAGTCGGTTTCGGTTGTTTCCTTCCCGACGATGCCCCAACGGACGGCAGCCAGGAGGCCGAGCAGCTCGCAGTCGAAAGCGTGGTTGTCCTTCTTGCCCTGAGGGAGCAGCCACTGGGGCTTCCCCGTGCGCCTGTCCTTCACGCGGACTTCGGCATTCATCTGGTCGACGTAGTCCTGGCCGGCGTCGAGCGAGTAGGTGAATACTTTCCGAGAGCGTAGGCCGTGCAGGAGGTCTTTGCCGGCGAGGTTCGACCAGACGATCAGGACGGCCCGCGCCTGAAGACCGGGCACCATGATGGCCTGTTTGTCGGAGTAGAAGCGGCGTGTGGTCTTCCCGTCCTTAGTCGTGACCGAGAAGTCTTCGTTGCCCGACCCCTTCGCACACTTCCAGCCACGGGCCGCGGTCTGGCGGTAGACGTCCGTAGCCTGGTCGCCGGAGTCCACCATGACCATGGCCTGATGCACGCCGTGCTTCTTCACGAAGGCCTCGAGGTCGTTCCATGTGTCAATCTTAGCGAAGGCCTTGAGGCGGCTGTGCCCGGTGCGGCTCCACCGGCGGATGGCACAATAAAAGAAACCTCGCTGCACGTCGATGCCGGCCGTGCGGAACGGGAACGAGCCTTCGGGCGCTCCCTCGCGGTCGACGACCCTGCCCTTCGGGGTGATGACTGACTCCCCTTCCCAGTCGTCGGTCATGTTGTAGTTCGCGGCCTGGGCGATGTTCACGATCTCGCCGCCCTCCTCCGCCCAGCTGAGAGCCAGCCGCTTCTGCTTGAATTGGCGGCGGGCCTCCTCGTCTCCGTAGATGTCCGCGGCCTCCTTCGCCTTGATCATCATCACGGCCAGTTCGCCCCAGCTCATCGTCGCTAGGCTGTTCCAGTGTAGGCCGATATGCCCGGAGTTAGCGGCCGAGGCCGTAGCCACAAAGGCGCCGCGTCGGTTGGCCTCGAGGCGTGTGGCGTTGTTGTCGGGCAGTCGCTCCTGGCAGCCGGCGCATTCGTACGTCGTGCCGGTGCTGACCTTTTGCAAATCCCATGTGCCGGTCTGCTTCGCCTCGTCCGGGAACCTGACCTGTTCCCAGACCCATGGCTGGAGCGTGTCACATCGGACACACCGAAAGTTCCAGTCGCGTTGATCGGTGGACTCGTGCAGCTGATGGAACTCCTGCCCTGCCCGTCCGCCCTGGGACATGAAGATGCGTTTGCCCATCCAGCCGAAGGCGGTGACTCGTGCGCTCAGTTCGGCAAGGTGCCCGGGCGGTGCCATCCAACATTCGTCTGCGATGGTATAACGCAGGGACAGGCGTTGAAGGTTGGACTCGTTCCACAGGCCGCGACAGTAGAGCGTCATGCGGTCGAAGTCCGTCGTCGTCGAGCGATCCATGTCGTCGACCGAGATGCGGGCCTTCACCGGCGGGCAGTTGTTCCACACGGGCCGCATGTAGCGTAGGGCGAAGTCCTTTGATTCGGCATCCGTGCTTTGAAAAACACAGGTAGGGCCGGGAGCGTTTGCGATGATGTGGCAAGTAAACAGGCGGGCGAAGAGGGACTTGCCGGACTGGATGCTCGCGAGCACGGTGAGCATCCGCGTCTCAGGGTCGGCGGCGATGCGCAAGGCCTCGGCGATCCAGGGCGTGCGCTCCGATCGGAACGGCCCGGGCATCGGCGAGTCAGGGATGGCGAGCACGTTCTCCTCGAGCCACTCGACCACGTCGCCGGAGTCGGACGGCTTGAGCACGTCACGGCCTACGCGGAGGAGGTCAGTCTTGTTCATCGTTCGCGGAGAGGTCGGCCTTCGTCTTGCGTACCCAAGTCTCGAGCGCCTTCACGGCCTTCGCCGGGTTCTCGGGATTACACCCTTCGGCCACGTCGAGGGCCAGCTTGTCGAGTCGGTTGACGACCTCGCCCATCAGTTGACGCATGGCCTCCGTCGCTTCCTTCGCGGCGATGTACTCCTTCGCCAGGATGAGCCGGCGTTCTTGCTCCTCCTCGAGGGCGACGAGCGTCTTTAGGCTCTGGTTGTATGCGGTTTGATACTTCCCTTGATTCGGGTCGCCTCCCTCCATCGACGCAAGCCAGACGCCGCGGGCTCGACCGACGAGCGCCCGGTGTTCCGCAATCGTGTCGGAGAGCGTTCCGTCGTCGAGCTGCGCCGGCGCGGCCTTCGGCGCCTTCGCCTTGCGCTGCTCCTCGCGTTGAGCCCGCCATGCCAGGGCGGCTTCGATGCTGTCAGTGGGAAGGCCTTCGCGTTTGAGCACGCTCACGCGCTGCGGCGTGATGTTCAAGGCCGTCCCGATCTCGAGGTTGCTGAGTTTACGCGTCATGGCCGAGTGCTGGAGTTCCCCCGTTTGCTGTTTTGGTCAAAACCTTCTTTTCCCCTCGTAAAAAAGAGGGGCAGGTGTCGTCCAACGCGGCGGAA